TTGGGCAAGATGAAGAGACATATAATATTGTCGCTGCACACGGGTACTTTGGGAGATTGATATTTCAATATGCTTCTTTCAATAATTCTCGCAGCTTACATTTCTTTCTTGCTACTTTCCCCGTGGTTGGCATATGGCTTACCTCCATGGGAATCTGCACTATGGCATTCAATCTTAATGGTTTCAACTTTAACCAGTCAGTAGTTGATGTCAATGGAAAAATTATTCCTACATGGGCAGATGTAGTTAACCGAGCCAATCTCGGTTTTGAAGTTATGCACGAGCGTAATGCTCATAACTTCCCACTCGACTTAGCATCTTCTGAGTCGACACAAGTCGCACTTCACGCTCCCACAGTAGGATGACCTCACACCAATCCGACAAGATGAGAGCTAGTCTCACCCGTTTTGATTTTGTTAAAGAAGAAGAAAAGAAAGAAACTGATAAGGAACTTTCTGACGACGACAACACTGATAACTAATCTATTCATTATGTCCGGTGTCACCAGACACTGGAATAACTTACCAGAAAACAATGGCAAAGAACGTAAGACATTGGGAACAAACTACAACAGGTAGAAAAAGAATACCTATTGCAGAGTTTGAAGCCAGCTTAAAGAAATCTGAAAAAAAGAAATCTGAAGAATAACGCTACGTCCGTTCATCCCTTCGGGGACGCATGACTCCTAAGCATGGAACGGGGCTTAGGTATATGGAGATGACCGATGAAAGTTACTTTCGTATATCGTGGCGTTGCTTACACAAGAGTAGTCAAGTAGACCTTTGGGGAGGTGCGAATCCTCCCTACTCAATTTGGCTAAAGCCCTCTGAGGAGGATACCTTTAAGCCGTCGACGGTGGGAAAAGACCACAAAACGTGACAGTCTCACGTTAGACCAATTAAGACTGACAACATTCTAACGTTAGGAACGACAATATATACCCTTACATTTAAGTAAAAATAATGGCTCATCAGAGTAACGCTAACCCTACCTCATTAACACGTCAGGGTCAGAATAATTCTACAGGTGACGCTAGAGCACTTTACCTTAAATTGTTTAGTGGAGAAATGTTCAAAGGCTTCCAACACGAGTCTATCGCTCGCGATTTGGTAATGAAGAGAACATTGAAAAATGGAAAATCTTTACAGTTCATCTACACAGGTAGAACAACTGCTGAGTTCCATACTCCCGGAAACAGTATTTTAGGTAACAGCGACGGCGCACCTCCAGTTGCAGAAAAAACTATTACATGCGACGACCTACTCATATCGAGTGCCTTCGTATATGAGCTAGATGAAACACTCGCACACTATGAATTGAGAGGCGAGATTTCCAAGAAGATTGGATACGCATTAGCAGAGAAGTATGACAGACTCATCTTCAGAGCTATTGCTAAAGGTGCTAGACAAGCTTCACCAATAACTAAGAATAACTATAAAGAACCCGGTGGTACACAGATCAGAGTTGGTACAACATCTAATGATTCTGATGCTTACAGCGCGGGTGCTCTAGTTAATGCTTTCTATGATGCAGCAGCAGCACTAGACGAAAAAGGAGTTTCAGGTGCAGGCAGAGTAGCCGTACTTAACCCTCGTCAATACTATGCACTTATACAGGACATAGGTAATAACGGTCTTATTAACAGAGACGTTCAAGGTACATCATTACAGAGCGGAAACGGAATCGTTGAAATTGCAGGCATCAAGATCTACAAGTCAATGAACATCCCATTCCTTTCTAAGACTGGTGTAGCTTATGGCGGTTCTACAGGTGAGACTTCTCCTTCAAACTTAGGAGACAACATCGGTGATGACATCGCTGATGGAAGAAAGTCTGTAACAGGACTAAACAACAACTACGGTAACTCATCTGACTTCAATAAGTCATGTGGTTTAATCTTCCAGAAGGAAGCCGCAGGGGTTGTAGAAGCTATTGGACCACAGGTACAGGTTACATCTGGCGACGTA